AATTTTAATTGGATTAACCATTATTTGTTCTCCGATTTTGCTTTTAGCATGGCACGGATTCCCGCAGCATGTCTTTTTACCTGTGCTGGTGTTGCTGCATTCTTTGCCATATTCTTTTTAATAGCAGTATTCTTTTCAATCTTCTGAAGAGAGGTAAGCACCTTGGCTGCCTTTATTACTTTACGTACCATTATTTAGTCCCCATATTTCTGTAGGCTTTTGCTACATACTTTGCACCTTGTTTAGCAATACCACCAACCACACGTAAAGCGGCACCACCTGTAACATTTAAAGCAATTTCTTTTGCAACATTAACAGAGCCTCTACGAAAAGCCTTTTGTGATTTAACAACAGCAGCCTCTTGCTTTGCAGCCAACTTTTTGCCTTCTGTAACTTTACCTTGTTTTATATTTGCTGGCTTACTCATTTTGGTATCCTTCTTGATATTATTAACAAAATAACTTTTAGTGCTTTCATTGCAAATTCTCTATCTTTACGGTGTGAGTCTATAACTTTAACAAGTTTTTCCCTAGGTGCTGCTTTGCCATACTCATACTTTTTTATTTCTTTTAATTTGTCTGTGTTTTCTTTTATTGCTGCATCTATTTTATCTAGTCTACGATCAAGATACCCTGCTTCTTTTTTTAACTTTTCAATTGAAGGTGGCTTAACAGATGTTCCAACTTTTTGACTAGGTCGTCTTGATATTAAATCTTTGTACTCTGCTTCTTTAATTAATTTCATATACTCTACACGTTTTAAACTTCTTGCAATTTCTTCTGTGCGTGAGTTAACTGGTTGTTTATCTATTATCTTTTTTAATTTTTCAATATTAGAATCAAGACTGTCTATAGCCTTTTTAACTTCTGCTTCTGTAGAAGATCGTTTTGCTGGTGTATATTCATTAATAACTTTTTTAATAATATTGCCATCTCGATCAACTTTTTTTGTTATGCCTTTAAACGTACGATCTGTTTCTTGTTGCGTCGTAAGACCTGCTTTTTTCTTTGCGGCTGCTACTTCTTCTTTAGTTGCACGAGGTGTTTCTTTTGGAGGCTTAGTATTTGCTGGTCCTCCATAGTTTTGTTTTTTAGGACCTTCAGTAGTTGGCGGTCTTCTATCAGTAAACTCTTTAACCTCAGTATTAGCAGATTTTCTTAACTCTTCTCTGGCTAACATATGACTTCGAGATAAGTTTAATTCTTTATTTAATGTTTTCTTTCGTCCTTCATAATCAAGTTGTCTTGCTTCTGCATTTTTATCAACAGTTGCATTTTCTAAATTTTTTAAGTTTCTATCTGAAGCCTTATTTGTTTCCAACCTTGTATCTAGTCTTTTGGATTTTGCTATATCCGTTGGAGATTTAGGTGTGCCCTGCGTTACTGTTACGGGATAAGTTGTTGACGGCTGCATTGTTGTTACTTTAAAGGTACCTTTTTTTGTACCTCTTTTAATTTGACGTTGAGTTGTTTCTGCATCAGGATCATCTGTACCTACTTCTACCCAAACAAAAGACTGACCTTTAAGTTGTCTGCTTACAAAATCATACGCTGAATTTTTTGCTTGAAGTTGCATTTTACGCATCTGGTCAGGTGAGTATATTTCTCCTGTGCGAGTATTTACTTCAGGTATTACCGGTCTATAACTAACGTTACCGCCTTTTTCAATTTGCCACATTAGTTAGTTTCCTTGTTCTGGCACTCGCGGTTTACGTTTGGCTTGTTGTGCTCTAACTCTCATACGTCTATTTATTGCCCACTCATTATTTTCTTCTGGGGTCATAACTTTTACATATTTCTTTTTAGGTGGTTGGATACCAGCAGAAGCAAGATTATTAGTATAATGATTATCTTTAGGTTTTGGCGGTAACGGCGATGCTTGTTTCATTCTTCGTAATGCTGCTGGTCGTACAATTTTATATACAGGCTTACCCTCTTTTAATGCCTTGGCTTCTCTGTTTGCTTTACGTAGTAAAGCCGCTGCTTTTGCAGCGGCACCACTTAGTGGACTTTTTTTGGGTGCTACCATCAACTACTCCTAGTTATAAATATCTGTCCATTGATCAGCAATTGCTTCATCAAGGTTAATTGAGTATCGTTTTTCTGTTTGTGCTCTAGTAGCCCAACGGTTGTTAGCAAAAGAAGCAAGGTTGCTATGTTGCTGGATAAACTCTCTAGCACGCAACACTGCAAACCATAAAGCCATAACGCAGTCAGTCTTACCTCTAGTATCAGGCTTCCAAGTTAATAGTTGAACTATTAAGGCTTTGATTCCTTCTGAGGATTCACTTGATGGGAACTCAAGTAGGTTGTTGCCGTCATGCTTCTCGCCTCTAATTGTCCCAAGGAGGGTAGACATTGACGCAACTCCATAGGCTGTATCCCATTTATTTTGGTTTGTATGGTGTGCATCAAGCCGTACGCCGTAAGAAGCAAGCCAGTTTCGTAATTCGCTGTCAAGTGAGTAGGCTTTCTGATGGGCGTTGATCTCCACTCGGAACTCTTGTGGAGAGTATTTAATGGTTAAATCTTCTATAGTCTGTCTAATTTTTTGTGGTGTTGGGTCTGCCATGTTTATGCAGTCAAGAATATATATCTTGCCATCTGCACGGTTATAACAAAGAACTACCCAAGCAGCGTGACCGCCCATAGCAGGATCGAAACCAATAACAGTATAGCCGTTAATTTTATTAGGACAGCCAGCCCTACCTTCTTTTAAAAGACCGACTCGTCTGTTAGTGTTTGTAGATCCTTGAACAAGCCCCGAAGGAAAGATGGAGTCTTCTTGGATGTCTTCTTGCTGGTAGACGAGTGCCCATGTTGAGGAGGCAACTTCTGATCTACGTTTGAATAATGTCGGTCCGTCCCACTTGGGGTATAAGCCGTTTTCCTTAGGAGTGTCAGTATCCCCATCCCACGGGATGTCCGACTCTGACCAGAGCGTAGACCAGTCTTCGGGCTTTTCCGCATATTCCAATACAGCAGGCATACCCATATAAGTAAAAGGGCTCTTGCCGTTGGACCAATGCCGTGGTTCTCTGAGTTCTCTGTAGAAGTCATTTGCTGCTATCCGCGTCCCTACTATTAACAGTTTACCGTTCTTACCCAGACGGGTAATAACTTCTTTCTGTAGCCAGTCAATCTGCTTCTCCCACTCGTGGGCGTTGGCAGTTGTTATAACGTCATCAAGAATGATTAGATCGGCACGTGCGCCATAGATCTGACCACCCATACCTAGGGCTTGCAGGGTAGGATCTTTCTCTGAGGAATTACGCGCATCGCCTCCGAGGTAAACCGTGTCAGTCCGCCAAGTATCCGCATCATCTTTCCAGCCGCCCTGTGGACCGTATGCGGTCTGTAGTTTTAGCCAGCGTGGATGTGATAGTCGTTGCTTGATTGCGTACACGAACTCGCGTGCCTTGACCAAGGTTTTAGATACGACAATGATTCGTACATTAGGGTCGAGGGCGATGCGGTAAGTTGAGTAGTTAATCGTGATGACAGTAGACTTAGCATGTTCGGGGGGTACGTTGATAAGTAGCCGAGAAGACCCTCCGGGGTCGTACTTCATATTCTTATGCAGCCAACTAGGTTCTCGTCCTTCAAGGAGATCTACCCAGTCTTGGTGATGAGGGAAAACTGTCTGGTCTAGAAACATCTTAGAAAAGTCGGCAAAGGCGATAGACTCTTTCTTTAGCCCTAGCGCATCAAAGGATTGCTGGGCACCGTCTTCTTTTGCCTTGGCTAGATCAGCAGCAAAGATAGGATCGCGCATTAACCAAATGCGAACCGTATCAGGTTTCTTGCCCACTGCTGCCATAGCCGCTTGGACTGTAGTCCCAGTAGCCACATATGCTATTACCTTGGCTTTAGCGTCAGATACAGCAAGCACACCATGGTGCTCTTTTCCTGCCTTAAAAGTCATTTGTCCCTAACTATAGATAGCACTGTCCTGTATTATAACAGAGTATCTGTACAGTAGTTCTGTACTATATTCGTAACCCCTCTGGGGGTTACTCATACAATAAAACAGCCTCTACTTATATTAATCCGTTCAAACGGTCTAAACGAACATATTGTGATGTAGATCATATATAAGATATATACATAATAGGACATACTAGACAGCAGTAACTATACCCCCAGATATTTTTAGGTAGTGATACTCTATATCATTTAGACAAGATTTAACTACTCTGGGTCGTTTAGTAATCTATACAGGACATAGACTGTAGTAATATCTAGACTGGTGGCTGTAGACTGCGTTGCTATCTACACAAGCCTATTTAAACTACTGATCCCCAGTCTGTTTATTTAAATACAAATCTAAAAGATCTATATTAACTACTAATTGAATGGCTGTCGCCATGCTAACAATATACAAGCAACACCCTCTGTGGTGTTTCCCCGTACTAGCCGCAAAAGAAGTTTCTAACTTCAGCGTGCTAGCCTGTCTGCCCAAAAGCAGGGCAGCCATGCTGGCTTGATCTCGCCCGATTGTTGAGCGTGCACAGCGTGTCTAAAAAGCAGACACGCTCGGTGCTGCTCACCACCGCGCAAGACAAGCGCTGCCTCAGCCAAGCGCTAGCGCATTTTTACCAGTATAAACAGCATTGGCTTACCGTGCTAGCAAGGGAAAAACGCCCTTGCTATCCCGAAGCCAATGATTTAGTGGCGTAATTGTTAAAGAGGGAAAGATTAAGAGAGTAAAAACGGTTAGGGCTGCCGCCCTAACAACCCGCTAAACTTGCAGTTTAATCGCTATCTAAGGAGAAAGATGAAAATATTATGTCCTTGCAATAAATGTGACTGTCAGTACCAAGATTTTAATAAAGAATGCGAGTGCCATATTAAGGTACATACTAAAAAAAATAATCAAATGCATTGGATAAAAAAATAAAGATTAAAGGAATGGGGGCTAGCGCCCCCAAACCCCCCTTGAACTTCCAGTTCAATCGGTTCTAAAAAGATTAACTAAACCAACACAAACAAAGGAGAAACAAATGAAAGTACTAAATAAAAAAGATATAAGCCATATGCCACCAAATACAGTATATGTAGGCAGAGGCAGTAAATGGGGAAATCCCTTCAAAATAAGTAAGGTACTAGATAGATATGCCGTAATACAATTATATAAAGCCTGGGCATGGCAAATGGCTGATGATCAAAAAAATCTTGATAATGGTGACTGGCTAAGAGAATTAAGAGGTAAAGACCTACTCTGCTATTGCGCCCCGCTTCCGTGCCATGCTGATATTCTACTTGAAATGTTAGAGCAATAAAAAAGAAATATAGCAAGCCAGGCAAATCGCTTGGCTTGCTACCAACACAAACAAAGGAGCAAGACAATGAGTACAGAACCAACCGTTACACCATCTGCTCGACCTGCTAGTCACCTTCCAAAAGAAGGTCTAAC